TTATCTTTTAGGAATATTTAAATACCAACGCTTGTCATGAAAATCTTGTGCTCCGCCTCTAGCGTTCCCTTCTGGATCATTCGTTGCACGCATCATGACATAGACTTTCTTATTAGGAAAATTACGCATATTGAAAGATACATGATAACCAACATTTCCAGAAGTATTATAAGCTTGATTTACATCTGGTCTATAAATTCCATCAGCTCTTACTCGAGCTAATTCTTTTCCAGTATTGTAATCCATAATGAAAATATACTCGTATTTATAGTTAGCAATGTGCCATCCAGCCACATGCAAGTTTGCGTTTTCGATTTCTCCGAACTGATCAATGTGGGCGTAATTTTTTCCATCTGTCAGCGTGGGATTTGCAGCACCTGCTCTAGTTGGATCAATGACAGGCTTGTTTTCAGAAGTAGTTGGATTATCATCCGTAAAACCATGAGCTAAATCATAGGCTAGTTTTTCTTTACTTACGCCCATTTCAGAAAGATAACCGTAAGGATCTGTATGATCGCCCCAAATATTTTGCGTTACCCATAAATGCGATTTGATTCCTGGTTGGTTATAAGGAGTGTCTAATGTTAATGGAATACCATATTTCATTGCTGAATCTCTAGCCAATTCAACGTATGCCTTATAGTTCTTTTCAAAAGTTGCTTTATCATGTGTGTGTTGTAACTCAATCTGCACAGGACTGTTAGCATTAGCATACGAACCAGCACCGTACTGTACATAACCAGGTTGACCGACTTGATAAACAGTTCCGCCGTCTCCCACAATATAAGCAGTGTAAGCACTAGTCCATGAACGTTTCATATACTGCGCTTCATTGCGCCCTGTTGCTGTTTCATTAGCTGTTTCATGCAGTAAAATATACTGATTATTCGCTACTTGAGAGCTACCTTCATTTACACCTAAATTAAATTCATTGTTAATCGTATAGGCAAACCCATTAATTGGCAATAAAAAAAGAGCCGTTAATAGGCTCATCGCAGTAATAGTAATTTTCTTTTTCATTTGTTTCCTCCTTCTTCGCTTTCAGCCGAGAACATTTTGTAGGTTCGATTTGATACACCCAACACACTCCCTAAAAACGTGCCAAAACCAGTAATGATGACAACACAGATATCTGTGTACTGCCAATTGAGCGCTTTACCAACTAACCCCACGAAAGTAGCTAGTGCGGGAATAATTACCAGTGCGAACCATTTTAGTACTTCGAACGTTTTATTATTCATTTTCTTCTCTCCCCAAACAAAGTTTTGATTTGTTGCGTGTGTTCCACTAATTTTTCTGCATGCTTATCTAATCTTTCATCGTGACTTTTCAGTTCTTCGTGTATCGTAAGTCGATCATTTTTGCTGGCTTCTAAATCTTTTGTTAGCAAATCTAAATTGTGGCTTACTTTTGAAAGAGTCTCAGTAATCTTCGAGAAAGATGCAGTAATTGGTTTTATTACTAATAAAATCAAAGAAACAATCGCAGTAATTGATCCTGCGATTGTTCCCCATTCTCCTAAATTAATCATGTGACAACTCCTTTACCTTAAATAAAAACGCATCACTTAAGATGCGCTCTTATCTTTATTAATGATTTTATCTGCTTCTTCGTCTGTAATGCATAGTGGAACGAATAGTCGAACTTGATCGTCAGTAAAACAGCCCCAATCATACATCATTTTCACATCGCTAAAACTAAACACACTACTCACCTCCCTTTGAAGCTGGATTTAGTTGCTCTTTAATTTCTGAAATGTCTTTGCTATTTTGTAACGAAGCAAGCATCATTTTTGAATTGATTTGTGCTAAACTATCCGCTTTTTCTTTCAATGCAGTATTTTCCTGTTTAATTGCTACATTGTTTAGCATGAGTTTGGCGTTGAGCTGTTTTAAATCGCCGTTCTCATTTTCTAACGACTCATACATCGCTTTGAGATTGTTTAAATCGTTGTGATCTAGTACATTCACTAAAACAATCCATTGGTTCAGTTTAGGATCAAACATCTGATCAGCAATCGTTAGCGGTTCGCCATCAGTACGTAATCCTTCGAGCGGTGGCTGATCCGTGTAAGGAATGGATACAAGCATGTCGTCCAATACTTTTCCTGCGTACTCTCCGCCAGTACGTCCATATTTCCAAATGTTTTTCATTTATTTCACTCCTTTAATCTAAGATTCTATTTCCATAATGTGCAGCGTGTTTATTTGAGAAAAATCTAACTTCTTACCATCCTGAGTTTCAAAAGTGATATTGAAGTACTCTCCTTTTTTCAACGCGAAAATTCTACTAAAGTGAAGCCCATGCTTCCATTGCAATGCAGTTCCATTTATACCAACACCACCTGCGAAACCAATAGAACTAGTTTGAGCATCGTCTTTATAAAAAGTAATATAACCATACTGGCCAGCTGTTGATCCGCCAAACTGATATCTAACTAGCCCTTCTACCAACAAAGTACAGTCTCGATTAGCTGTGGCTTGCCAATTTCCAGAATTCCAAGTCAACGGATTCTCTTTCATGAATCGATTCAATTTTTCTCCAATGGTGGTTGCTACTGGTCCAATAATTAACCGAGCTTTATTAGAAATTCCAGTTTGTTCAGTTCCTGTTGAATGCCACGCTTCATAAGGCAACGGCTTTTCTTCTACCAGTACATTTTTTCCATTAACTAGAGGGGTTTCTAAAAAGTTCTTAGTTCCATCTACAGATTGTGGCTCAGTTAAGCTCACAGAATCATTCAAGCCTTTTTCAGTATATTCAGGTGTGATATCCCAACTGTAATCATTCGGATTGTTACTGTCTTTCAAGCCTTCACCGAAGTATTTAAACTGACTAATATTCGGGGTTCGAGTGTCACCTTTTTCAATCTTGAGCCAGTCAATTTTACAAGCCCCAACCGTCGCTGCTGGATATTGTAAAATTTGTAATAATTTGGGGTATTTAGAGCTGACTTTTGTGGTTGTAAATGTTAAAGACCATACATCAACTAATCCTTCTACTGGTTTTAGATCACCAAAATAATAATCAGTAGTTCCTTCACTATATACTCTAAATGTTTGAGCAGAGGGTTTAGTAGCACTAATGGTTACCGTATAAGTTTCACCAGCAATATAAGGTTCTTGCATATCAGCTGAGTATAAAGGATAAGTACTTGCATTTATAGGAAATTTTACAGACTTATTAGCAATATTTTCACCCAAAGCCACCTTACTCAAATAATACGGCGCATCGAGTAAATTTGGCTGGTAAGGTGTGGCTGTTGAGCCTTCTTCAATCTTAATATCGCTAACAATCACACTACCGTTTATATCACTGCCTACCCAAATGTCTAAATAAAACCTTGATAAGTCTGTGATTTCATAATTAACAGTTGATGTACCCTTTATTATTATTTCTTTACCTACTACCGTTCCGTCACCGGTAGCAGTAAGTAATTCCGTACCACCGTTAGTTTTACGATAACCTACTGTTATCTGGTCAATGTTACCAGTTGTACCTTCCTCTATTTTAACTTTTGCGCTTATAGTATACGTTTTACCACTAACTAAACTAGGTACGTTAGTTTCAGTATACGTCCAAAGATGGTTGACCTTTTGAGAAGTTAAACGTATACTATTGTATCCTACGTCTGATATTAAGACGTCACTATCGCCCTGTTTCCTAAAATCAGAAGCTTTAATTACACGCATTAAATTCGGATTCCCACTATAATCATAGCCCCCGAAGTCGATGCTGTTACTGTACATCTTTTTCAGCTTGCCGAGATCGCCGATTTGCTGATTGGTTTGATCAATACGATCATTCGCTTTATCAATATTAGTATTGAGAGTTGCGACATCTTGGTTAGCTTTCGTGATTTTGTCGTTTGTGTCTTTTAATTTCGCATCAATCTGCGTTTCGGATTCCGCAATTTTCTGTTCAATCTCTTGCTTTCCATCAGCTAGAATTTTTTCGATTTTATCAATGGTCTGACTGAAACCATTGAAATAATAATCTTCTAGTTCTGGCGTACTATCATCGATTGGACTGCGTTTGATATAAAAAGTAAAACGACCAGCTGTATCTAACGAGCGGTCGTTTGGAAAATCAATATATACGCTACCTTCTACTTTACCGACATATCCTAAAATATTATCTTCTAATACGATAAATACAATACCATTCACAGGATCTTCTACCGTAGCTAGATAGTCATGTTTACCATAACCACCTTCTGCCGTTGCAGATTTGAACATCAAGCGAATCGGAACAGTTGTCCCTTCGGGTAAGCTTTGAGGGATGCCGTTTTTCCGAACTAACTTCATTCGAAGCTTAGCTGTTCCTCGATCATGCGACCAAAAAACAACATTCGTCCTGTTTGGACTAGTGGCTTCTGCTTGAATCACAATGATCGATTCATTTGTTTTATAAACCATTAACTTAACACCTGCCCTTTGGATATAATTAGCCCATTGCCACTGATGCTTGTTGGTGTAGTTGCAAATGCTGCGGAAGCCGTACCTCTAACTGTAGCATCTTCACATTTAATACCGATGTTATTTCCTGAACCATTTAGACCTGCTAATGCTTCTGACATAAGCCTTACACGCAAAGCGACATCTTGATTAATAAATGTAGTATTACCATACATGTTTAATTTCGATACGCCACCAACATAAATGGCATTGTATCCCAAAGATTTTGTATTCTCAGAAAATTTACATTTATTTATCGCCATATAGCCAGATTGCTCGTTCATGATTCCGTATCGGTTACCACTTGGATCTATCGGAGCGTTTACAGTATCAACTATTTGAATACCAGAAATCTGTGTGTAACCTACACACGTGGTTGTCGCTAAACTCCTTACTCTTACTGGCAAATCTGAAGTTAAGGGGTTTATACTACTTATATCATTTATTGGTTTAATCATTAAGGAACGATAAGACAGCCCATTAATTACCACGTCTTCCAAATAAGCACCATCATCAATCCAAATAGTGATCGGAGCAGTAGTTATCAACGGAATGGTATTCACAGCTGTTTGAATAGTAGCATATGGCTTTTCTTCTGTACCTTCGCCGATTCTATCACTACCATCTTTTGAAACATAGATATTAATTGGTTCACTATATCCGCCGATAATTTGTTGGACAGAGCTATTCAGCTGGTCTAACTCTTCTTTTTGATTGGATGCATCATTTGAAAGCTGACTGATTTCTTCGTCCGATTGATCTTCATGCGCTTTTAAACGAGCTTGTAATGTTTCAAAGGTTTCTCCTCTATTGTTTACTCTCGCATCCACTACTTCGTTAGGAGATTCACCTCCTGAATGAAGCACGAGATTATCAATTCGACTGTTCGTTGATTTGTCTTGATCAGACAATTTCTTTTCAAGATCATTGAGGTAGTCAATGTTTTGATTAAATTTCTCTTTCCATTCCGTAGAGATACGGTTACCGATTAATTTTAATAACCCCATCAAATCACTCCTTTCTGTGCCATTTCAGCAAGTATCGACGTCATTGTTTTCTTTGTGTTGCTCAATGTGATTTCTGGCGGCTTATTTGGTATTGCTGGATACGTCTTGATTCCTACCACTTGAATATAGGTATTGACACCTAACGGCTCATAGACAAACGCCACGTAATCGCCCTTATTAGGCTCTACACGCCATTTCATAGTAACTGTGCCAGTGATTGTTGGATAGTCTTGCAAGTCTTGTTTCAAACGTTCTAGCATGTTCCCTGAAACGGTGTAACGATCATCACTAACTGGACTTTGGACACGTATACCCCATTTTTCCGACTGCTTACTTGTATATGTGATTGGCGTGAAGTAGTAAGTGTCGTCTTCTTTTTTCTTGCCAAATCCTTTTATCTGTGTTTTCAAATTCAAAGTATCAATATCAAATTTCACAGAATCGGTATTGTATTTGTAGCGTATTTGTTCTTCAGTTTTTTCACCATATTCTGAACGAGGGAAGAAAGTAAGGTTTTTGTTGTCCGGAATCACTATCGCATCATAGTCTTTCAAAATTTCTTCAACCAGTTTCAAATAGTTCCCATTCCCGAAGTTTTCTTGTTCAACTGGCAAAAACTTCTTGTTCGGATCTACAACATTCCATGTAAATCCACGGTTATCAGGTTTGAAAACATGCGCTAGCAGTTGGTTGATAGAGCGTGTTCCTGTGATTGTGTCGTACTGAAAGCCATCTTGCATGGTGTAGTAAATGTGCGTGGCTGTAACTGTTTTTGTGATTGCTGCCCCTTCGGCAGAAACGCCCATTTGTTTTACGATAAACTCTTGTCCATTGAAAAATACTGAATTTTCGTAATCGACTAAATCAAAAGCCAATTCATTGAATTTTGTTTTGACAATAGTGAACGAAATTTCCCACGTTTCGTTCTCTTGCCAATTTTCAGTAAATGTACTTTTATCGTATTCAGTCAATATTTCTTTTTTTGTTTTCTCGTAGTCTTGGATAAAAATATCTTTCAAATTCTCACCTACTTATACAAAAAATTGAAGTCCCATTTTGACTCCACTCTAGTAACATTTTGTATTTCAATTTCATTCGTTCCAACCGCTAACGTTATCAAACCTAAATTCGTGTCAATTCCGCAATTTACACCGTTCAACTTCGGATAAACACGGTCTAAAGTCAAAGTTTGGCCTAGCAACATAGAAAACTCCGGATAGTAGATGAATCGTTCCCCTGTTGTTTTGTTGAAAATAGTCACGTTGCCTTCTGATTCACCTTCCAAAGTGATTTTTAGAGCATGTTCACGTGGATCAATAGCAAAATCGCCAGCATTATAAATGATAAAATTACTGGTTCGGTGCGTATACTTATAATCTTCCGCAACTAGACCTTGTGAAAATTGCCATTCATTAGACAGTGAAAAATCCGATAACGTGGAAGCCATCGATTCGGAACAACCTCTAAAAACAGTGAAAGTCGTCTTGTAAGTTGCGTATCTTAGACCAACTTCATTCACTTCTACTGAGTTAGGACGGACAAAGTATTTTTTGCCCGGTTCTCTATCTGTAAAAACATAATATCCTTCGTCATCGAATAGAAACTCATATAATTCAGTTTCTTTTAGTTGATAGTCATACATATTTTTGAATTCAGCATAAAATTCCACTTCGATAGTGAACGATTTGAAACTTTTTTCGACTTCTCTCGAACCGTTTGACCCTGAAAATTCTTGGTATTCTACATTTAGTTGTGGTGCTTTTCGTGCAAAAGAAATACACTCTATGCCCAATTTTTCTTTTAGAGATACTATCTCTTGATTTTTTATGAAGCGAAAATCGATTAAATAGCCATTCACTTTATCCCTCCTAACCTGTTGTATATAGCGAACGTTTCAACTGGTTACCTAAGTATCCGTTTGTATTTTCTGCAATTGCTTTACCATCAAGTTTGACACTTGTGTCTTTTGCTAAAAGTTTAGATAGCAAGTTATTCTGCTGAATCATCAGTGAAACTAATGTTTCTAACGTTCCGCTCGAATCGCTACTATTATTTATGCTTTTTGGTTTTACTCCTAACTTATCTTGAGCAATCGCAAGCAACTGCATCGCTCTTGATCGTTTAGCCTTATCTAACGGAATAATAATTTCTGGCTTGTTTCCTTCTGCGATTTCCGCAATTTGATGTTGGTTTACAATTCCACCGTTTGCGTAACCAACTCCACGATAGGCATTTGTTAGTGAGCCATATCTTGATAGTGCGTATCTGATTGAAGCTAAGATGTTAGATAGTGGGTCAAAAATATTGCTGTTGAATCCTGGCATTGCATACTGTCTGAATGTTGGGTCAATCACTTGGAGCAACCCTTTTGATGGTGTTCCATTTTTGGCGTTAATATCCCAATTGTTAACTGCATTAGGATTACCATTTGACTCTGTACGCATTTGATTTAGTAATGCATTTAAGTTTGCAGTACTGTATTGACCGGTCATTTTTAATGCTCTAATTGCTACATTGCGCCAGCGTTCTACCCCACTGCCTCCCACGCTATCTCCTGAAATTTGAGTGTTTTGTGGGTCTTTCACACCGTTTAAATGCACGTGGTCGTAGTGGTCACCATCAGGCCATGTCTCCCATGCACCAGTTGCTGGTTGACCTGATTGTCCTGAACGGTCACGAACCTTGCCATTTGTGATAACATAGCCGATTTTGTTTGCAAACTTCTCAAATGCGTAATTGGCTGCTTCTGTATATCTAGGGGAACCATTCACGACTCCCGGTAGCGCAATATCAATTGCGTTGTGCTTTCCGTGTGAGTATGGATCGCCTTCACGATAACCTGATGTTACTTGAAAGCCTGGAAACTTCTTCATTACTGCAACTGCAACGTCCGCCAAGTATTTGTAAACGCCTTGCATGCCCATTGAAGTGTCTAAACTGCCACTGCTGAATAGTTCTGTGATTTTGTTCGTCAATGCTTCGGTAGCCTTGCTTAGAATACCTTTACCAACATCTAAAGGATATTTGACAAGCCCTTCCAGTACGCCAAGACCATTTAACACTTTCCTAGCCAACGCTCCCGGGTCTGTTACAAAATCCCATACATCGCCGACTACATCTTTCAGCTTGTTTCCAACATCTCCAGCAAATCCTTTGACGTTGTTCCATAGATTTCCGAAAAAGCCTGTACCTTTGGCGTATCTATATCTTGGTGCTTTGTTTCCAGTCATATAAGCCGTTTCTTCAGCTGTTAGAACGTGTGTGCCTTTTGGTGCATTCAACACTACATTTCGCCCTCGTGGGATAAATGCTTGTCCGTTAGGTGTGATTACCGCTTCAGCACCTCTACCGTCATTTACCATCATAGGACCGCCTGGATGACCTCCGTTTGGTGTTCCTTTTGCGTATTGTGGCACTTTCCATTCTTTGAGTTTGTCAGCACCCAGTTTTTCTAGTACCCATGAAGCTCCATGGATGATTGCGTTAACTGGTTTACCTATCGCTTTAAGTGCTGCGTTGAAAATACTTTTGAACGCATCAACAATGGCATTTTTACCGCCAATAATGGCATTCTTCATCTTCGTCGGTAGTTCTGAAAACCAATTGAATACCGTATCGATACCTCTACGGAATGTGTCTTTGATACCGTTCCACAAGTTACCAATTACATTAGAAACTTTGTTCTTCAATTCAGTTGCTTTGTTGAAAATGTTTTTTACCCAACCGACTACCTTATTCCAAGTGTCTCCAACGCCATTACTGAAGAAGTTTTTCACACCATTCCATAGGTTCTGAACCGTATTCACAACGCTGTTCTTCATTTCAATGAATTTATTGCCAATCCATGAAGCCCATTCTTTTATTTTTTCCCAAAGCCACTGCAACACGCTCCACAACATTTTGTAGTATTCCACCAAATTATTGATAACGCTCATAACTACGTTTTTCACAGCTGTAAAAGCCGCATTGACTATATTTCTAAATGTTTCAGATTTTGTATAAGCTATCACCAAAGCACCTGCTAGTGCGCCTAATGCTACACCAATCGCCACAAAAGGGGCTGCCAATGTTCCGCCAGTAATTGCCAGCAACATACTTGCTACGTTCAATGCTTTTACTGCTAATGTAATTCCGCCTATGATTCCGACAATCCATGTTAGTGGCTCTCTATTTTCAACGATCCACGTTCCAATATCTCTCAACCAACCTATAAATTGAGTAATTTTAGGAATAGAATTTTCAATCCCTTTTGTTACTCTGTTGATGAAACCAGTGATATTTTCAACGCCTACTTTGTCTATGATACTTTGTAACCCATTTATTACAGTAGATTTCATCTGTTCCCAAGAACCACTCAATGTATCTGTGGAAGTAGCTGCTTTAACTGCTCCGTCATTCATACCTAACTGTACAATCGCTTGGTTAAACTCATCAGAAGTGATTTGACCTTGCGCCATTGCATCACGGAAGTTTCCTGTATAAGCTCCGTTTTTCAACATAGCGTCTTGTAACAGTCCTGAAGCACCCGGTATCGCATCTGCTAATTGATTCCAGTTTTCAGTTGTTAGTTTCCCAGCTCCTGCCGTCTGCGTTAGCATCATGGCAACGGATTTGAATGTATCACTAGAACCGCCTGCAACGGCATTCAAGTTACCTGCCGCCTTGGTTAGTTCTGTATAGTTAGGAATCCCGTTAGATGCCAATTGTGCGGTTGTGTTCAGAATTTCTTCTAAACCATAAACCGTCTTATCGGCGTAGTCTTTCATTTCTTTTTTCGAGCTTTCTATCTGTGACTTCCCAAAGTTAGCAAACTCCATGGTTTTGGAAAACTTCATCAATGAATCCGATGCGTTTACTGCTTCGCCAACCAAGCCTTGCACGCCACTTACTACACTGCTAATAGCGTTATGCGCTAATCCAGCAACTGCACCAAACGAAAATGCGCTTTTTAGCGAGCCTAATTTGTCTTTTAGCCCATCCAGTTTCCTAGCTGACCTTGTGGACTTGTCGCCAAAATCTTCTATTTTTTTTCCTGATTGATCGCTGGAGCTTTTGAGTGTTTCTAATTGTCTACTGGATATTTGGCTTTGTCGTTCTAACTTTTCTAATGCCCTTTTTGCATCTTCGGTTTCATTTGCTGAATCGCCAAACTCATCAGCCATCAGTTTCACAACTTTGCGCTGTTCTTCGATAGCTTTCTCGGATAATTCCGTTTGCTTGGCTAGCCCTTTTTGTTTTGCTTCAAACGCACCAGATTCATCACCAGCGGCTTTCAACGCTTTTACTTCGGCGTTCATTTGTCGTTCATTTTCTTTGATTTCGTTAGATAAATCATTGACGGCTGTTTTGGAATACACCAATTCTTTTTTTGTGTCGTTCAACTGGCGACTGTAAGCATTATATTTTGCGGTAGCATTGTTTATCTGTGTGTTAAGGTTAGCAACTTGTTTCGATTCCTCACCATACTTGCTAATCGCTTCATCACGGCGCTTTGTTAATTCTCTTACTTTGGCGTTTTGCCCTTCCATAACCGTAGACAAGTCTTTCGTCTTTTGACTAAGTGCTTCGTATGAACGTCCTGCTGAATCATAAGCCTTTAGATTGGCACGCATATTCGACTCAGCTTGTTTGACTTTCGCATTGATTTCGTCCAGCGTGTTACCAAAATTAGTGCTATCTAAACTAATCCCTAGCTTGATATTTCCTGCCGGTTGTCCTTTTCCTGCCATTATTTACCTCCTTCCTCAAGTTTTACTAAGTCTTCAGCCGATAAAAATTGTTTGATGAAATCAGCACCATCTACATATTCTTCGCCACTCTCCACTTCTCCAAAAAGGTGTAACAAATAATGATAGTCGGCTTCGTCCACATCTCTCATCGTCCAACCTGCTTCGATTAAATCTTTGTAGATTTGATCCATTGCTTTCCTAGCTTCAGAAAAACTTATCTCTTTTTGCTCGCCATCTGCTTTTTTTCATTGTTTCCCAGTTCATTGATTTGTTCAAAAACACTTTCTAATGCCGGTACTAACTCGCTCGCAGTCAAACCGTCTAAAATAGCATCAAATGTAACTGCTGGATCTTGGAAAATATCTGCTGTAATTGCAATCATTGAATCAATTGCTTCTAAATCAGTTAGGTCTGCTTTTTCCGCTTTCTCGTAAAATTTGATACACTCACGCATTGCACGTGCGGAAATATCTTGTTGTTTGAATGTTTTTTTCTTTCCGTCAAGTTTCAATTGCAATTCAATCATTTGTTTTCCTCCTTGTTTTTACAAAAAATAAGGCTAGCCAAAAATGGCTAACCTTGTGTATCAATTTTTGGTTCTGGTTCTTTTGGTGTCCCTGTATCTGTCATTGGTGCAGATGCAGGGTTAACTACTCCACCGCTTTGTTATTTACTAAGTTCTTGAATTTATCCAAAGTCATTGTATCAGACTCTACGGCTGTTAAGTATACATAGCCACGTTCATCAGAAATGAATTCCCCTTCGATAGAATCGGTTTGCAATTCTACCCCTTTGTCTTCAGCTGTTTTCATGTCGATATCTGGATGACTGAATTTTCCTTTTGTTAATCCCATGAATAAGCGTTTTCCTTCTTTGTTCGCTGTAACCATGACTACCGACACGTAAGGCGCTTCAGTTTCTGAACCAATTACATTTACACCTTCCACGGTTTTAGCACCAATGATTTTGCTGTAAATGCCGCTATCCATTAAGTCTGCCACGTCAAGCGTAACTTTTGGCGACGAAACCCCTTTACTTGCAATGAAGAACGGTACGTTTGAAGCGTATGTTGTGTTAGAAGTTGCGCCTAATCCAGTGATTTTAGCTTCGATCGCTCCGCCTTTCGTCTTATCTGCTACTAATTCTTCTAGAGCGCCGTCTGCACCTGTTTTTACGCCAAAAATGACGCTCTCAAATCCTACTGTTGCCATCTATTTTCTCTCCTTTTAATTTAGTGAAATATTTGCTACATATCGTTTGATAATCCGCTTTGCACCTTCCAAGTCCTCGTCATCTGTTTGTTCCGTGTATGCGCATTGCCAACCATTCCCCCTCATGACCTCATCAAGGGCAAAATAAAAGGCATCAACCTCTTTCATGGTTGACACCCATACATCTACCTGTACGTTAAATTGAATGGTCAAAGGATTGTTGCTTGCAAAATCTTCATAGTTGCCGGATATCTCTGTAATTCTGCCAACTGGAAGGCTAGGTACTGTTTGAGCTGATTCCGGAACACTATTGGTGTAAAAATCAATGTTCTTTGTTTTTTCATTGCTATTCAGAATTGAATAGACTTGTGATACTGCCGTTTTCAAAGTCCTAGCCTCCTTTTTACTTCGTCAGCAATGATTTGTGTTACTTGTTTTTCGATTTGCTTTTGTGTTTTTTGTACGAAACCTTTTGGACGTTGTTTGATTGTTCCGAACTCGATAAAGTGCATCCGCCAAGAAACATCTTTGTCATAGCCGACTTCTATCAATCCGTTTTTTACCGAGCTTGTAACCACATGGTTCTTAGCATGTTCTTGCATATACGAACCACGTTTACCGTTTGACTTCGTTCCATCCCAGTAAGGTGTGTTTTGTCGTAACTTTTCTTGAGCGTACTCCCCAGCTTTTCTAAGTGCTGGGCTTTCCACTCGTTGAACGTTTGCTTTTACTTCCCTAAGCGCTTTGTACACTTCGGTTGCATCGACTTCTACACTCATTTTTGAACCTCTTTCGCAATGACAGTGGTGAAATCTTTGGCAAACTCTCCTTTGGTGATCGTGATAATCTCAAAAGTTTTGCCTTTCCAACGCACTTTCATGTCGTTTTCGAGTTCTACTTTTTGCTGATAGCGGATAATAAACGTTAACGTCCCCTCAAGAACCGTCCCGATTGAAGCTTTGACATCGCTCAAGCGTTGTGTTTGAACACAAGCCCAACATGAAAAAACAGTCTCAGGTGTGGTGACCAGCTGGCCGTCCTCGTCCTTGACTATCGTATCCTTTATAAAGTCAATACGTTGACTTAGGTCACTCGTCTGTATTAGCGCCATGATCTAACCCCCTCAACTGATGAATCAAAGCAGTCACTCCAAACGGAATTTCATTCAGCGCCTGCGTAGAAGTACCTACTCTGTTTTCGTACCAGTTAGAAACAAGCAACGTCACAGCGTAATCAAAGCGTTTATCAGCAGTCATTTCTACCTCAATCGAGCCTAAAATGAATTTTTCAGCCGTGGACACCAACATTTTTAAAAGCTCGTCGTCCAGATCATGATCAATGCGAAGGTATGTTTTTAGTTCTGCCAGTTCCATTTACTCACCGCCTATTCAGCAGTTACGGTAACTTCACACACCGCAGTTTTTTCGTTTGCAGTTGTTGCAGTGATTGTTGCTGTACCAGCTGCAATACCTGTGATTTTGCCTTGAACCGGCGTTACTGTGGCAATTTCCTCATCGCTAGAACTGTATTTAACCGATTTGTCCGTTGCGTCAGCTGGCAAGACAGTCGCTGACAGTGTTTCTGATGCCCCCACCGCAAGCGTAGTCGTTGTTTTGTTTAACGTTACGCCGGATGGGTCTATGCTTTTGGGCCCAGTGTTACGTAAAAGCCTGCAGCAGTGTCGGCTACTTCAACATCGAAACGAACAAAGCCAGCTAATAGTTGACCATATACATCATTGTCTACCCAACGTACTGAAGCTTGTTGACGGTCAAAGAATTTAACAAAAAGTGAAGGGTCGCCCACGAATGCTACCTTATTGCCTGCAGCAGTACCAATAACATCATCAGCCATTACAACAACTTCACGCCCTAATAGTTTGTAACCCGAAGCAACTGTAACGTCTTGTTGCAACAAGTAACGTCCGTCATTGTCTTTCATTTTGTCTAACTCGTTGAAGAAGCTTTGAGAAGCAATGAATTTCACGTTGTAAGCTGGGTCAATCGTTACATTTACAATATCTTTCAAACCATCAATATCAGTCACTGTTTTCGCTGTTGCTGTTTGTAATTTTTTAGCGATTTCAGCGTTAGAAGTATTCAAAGATTGGCGTTGAATGGATTCAGCAACCAATCCGCCTAGATCGATATCAGAATCGTCTAATGATTCTTGAGAAACTGGAATGTATCCACGGTAAGTTTCAATTTCGTAGTTTACTTTTGTAAATTCAGGGTTAGCTAACGCTGGGTTTTTAGCCAATTCAGCCACAGAGATCATTTTATTTTTGTTAGCTCTCAAAATTGGATATGATCCTGTACCTGTTGTTACTGGCACACGTCCTACGTGTTGACGTAAGTCGACAACTGTTTCGGGTTGTTTTTCTGGTTTAGTGATACGGTCAACTGGAATAACTGCTTCTGCTCCGACTGTTGTCAATCCGTCGCGTTTTTCTCCTTTTGTACGAATGAATTGATTGATTGAGCGTGTGTATGTTTCTTTTTTGTCGTTTAGGATAACTTCCATTGATCTTTTCTCCTCTTTGTCTTTTTTGTCGATCGGATTTGTGTTGCTTGTTGGTTCTGTACTTTCTTGTTTTTCTGGTTGTGCTTGTTGTTCTTTAGGTTTAGCTTCTTGAATTTCAGTTGCTTTTGTTTCTTCGTCCAACTCTTTCAATTCATCGGCTAAATCTTTTTTCAATTGGTCGTCTGTTTCTTTCGATTCTTTTGCTTCTTTGATTTTTGCTAATAAGTCCTTAGCTGTCTCTAAATCGCCTGAATCCAGCGCCTGTTGCGCTTGTTCTTTCAATTTCTCAATATCCAATATGTTCACTCCTTATTTTTTTTGTATAAAAAAAGAACCTCTAGTAATTTAGAAGCTCTAGTTCTATCTCTAATTTTCGTTTTTCTTTTTCATTGATTACTCGTTTCAATGATCGTTGCGCTAAGACTGCATCCGTTCCTTCGTAAGCTGGGATCGAAACAATCGATATTTCGAATAATTCGTCGATCTTATTTAGATTGCGGATATACATTCCATCTTGGTTTTCCCACGTTTGAGAATCATCTTTTACGGCAAAACCGAACGAACATTCGTTGATATCACCACGTTTTATGGATTCGTACAAATCGTTGGCGTAAGAAGTATTTGGCAGTTGACATCTGAAATAAAGTCCTACGTCATTCACTTCCAACTCTAGCGTTTGCGATGACGTTCTTCCTAAAACCATACTTGAATCATGATCGACAAAACAGCGAACATCTGATAAATCGGTTGTATCCAACGCTTGTGGCGAAATTATTTCTTTGAACCCCCCAAGGTCTCTGCTCAATGAATTGAATTTCATTGCGTAGCCCTCAATCGTTCGATTGTCCGTTGACTGGATTTCCGCTAAACTCCGAATTTCCATTTCCACTATTCCCACCTCCTTTCGCTGTGGTTTTCGTGTACAAAACATCCCCATTAGGAATGCTTGGCAATCCGTAATAATCTCTGACCTCATTAATCAGTAGATAACCGTCTCCGCCGTTGCCATCTTCCATTGCTTTATTCATCCTAGAAGCCTTGTCTTGCCCTGTAAGCGTAGAGAAGTCAAGTTCTACATTAATACCTAACTTGATTGCTAACTCGTCTGTAATCATCTGTGAGAGCGCCCTAAGCGTACTAGAAACGTAGGAATCGTTAGCCGAATCGTCTTTGGTGTTGACTAACTCCATACCAAAACGTGACAAAGGAATGCCGAACGCTTTAGCAATTTGTTTTGTCGAGTACACGTTGTTTTGAATCATCTTCAAAATATCCGTATTTAGCTCAAACTGTTTGAATTCCTGTGTATCGTCCAAAACAATTACGCTATTAGCGTTTGAAGCACCGCTGTTTACTTCTTCAAAGTCTTGCTTAATTTGCTTTTTAGCCTTGTTATTCAGCGTACCTTTATTGAGCTTCAAAACTCCGCCTGCTTGAATCCCCTTTTTGAAGAAGGAGCTTAGCATTTTGTTCCCATTGTCGAGCATGGAAAGTTCTGTTTTGAGTGCATCCAATGGACTGATACCGGTTTTTCCGTTTACAGTTATATATTTGAAGTGCAACATCTCGCTAGAATCAACACGGTACGAATTTCCTGCTTTGTTTGTGTACTCATACCGCAACACACCTGTCTCTAAATCTTCGTAAACGACGACTTGTGACGGTTTAGCAAACTCTAAGCTATTTTCATGAATGATCGCAAAAGCATTCCCTGACAAAAGCATTTGAGCCGTGATAGCAAACATGAAAGAATATGGTGTCATACTTGCGTTTGGGTACTTGTTCAACATGTCTAACTTTCGAATGTCTGCTTGCTTATTATCGGAAAACTTGAACTTGCTGGCGGCAATATCTCCAGCCAATATCTTTACCGCTGTAAACACATCAGACTGTTCTAGTGCCGTTTCTCCGTCAAAGTTGATGGTCGTGTTCCCATTTACAGTTGAAATGAAGTCGAGCATTGTACTCGAACGACTGGACAAGCTACGTTTTTCCGTTTGGAAAAATAAACCCATTTATCCCACCTCCTTTCAGCTATAATTCTGATTCTCGAACCAAAATAAAAACGGTAAGCATTAAACTAATGCCCACCGTCAGGAATCCGATAATCTGGTTAAACAAAAAAGCTGCGGCTATGAATGAAACTAGCCCTAAAACATACAAAATAATCACGATTAGTCTTAACTTGTTACCATCCAAAGCCATACTCGCCCCTTTCAATCAATTCATTGATATCTTCTTCATCAAAATCATGGTACATTGCCTGCGTGTAAGCATTAATCAACGCATCTAAAGGATCAATCTTATTTCGATTCATTGCCTTATCAATCATGATTGTATCGTTGTTTTCTTTGGTGATTGCGTTTCTGATTGCTCTGTTAAGCAGTGGATTGTTTGAATGGACTGTTTTTCCTTTAATAACGTCCGTTCTAAATTGTTTTGTCGGAACGTTCAAAGTTATCAGTCCTTGTCGCACTTCAATCATTTCTTTCTCGTAGAATTTCGATAGATCAGTAATAACATTACCAGCATTATACGGATCGTAAAAGATACCTTTTAGCTCAAAGTTATTACTTTCGATGAAATCAGTAAGCCAATTGACTAAATCGTGATAGTCAATCAATCCGTCTGGACTACTACTAATCGTGCAATAGCCTGCTTGCTCATATTGTCGGTATGGCGTTTTGTCTTCTTTTTCTTTTGCTTCAATTCCGCCGCGATTGGCTACAAAGGAATAGCTATCAACAAAAAACTTGCTTTCTTCTCTGATTGGAATGACCCACGATATTGAGGTTAAGTCGTTTACGCGAGATAAATCGACCCCTATATAAATCTCTCGACCAGCCATATCCGTGTTTTTGATATAATCTGGCGCAATCGCACCAAGCCATTCTTCTTCGTTCATGTAACTTTCTTGCGAGGATTGTACCCACATATTAAATTCTTTAGTTAAAACGTTTGAGATGTTTCCTTTTGCCTTGCCTTCGTTTAACAGGCTTTGTTTTTTCTCAGTCAGTTTTTCTTTTTGTTCTGGGATCTCCATTAGTGGATTCGATTTTATCCACGTTTCTTTATCGTTAATCTCTTTAACACTGTCTTGTTCCCAACAAAGCGCTAAGTATTCATCACCAATGATTTCGCCTTTTAGCAATTTACTAATGTATTGATACTCAACCGAGTACATCGGATAATTTAATTTGCTCGAAGCAGTGGAAATAATAATCGTCAACGGTTCGTCTTGCTGACTCATTGATGTTTCGATAACGTCCATCATTTCCGTTGTTTTCGACAAGGCGTACTCGTCAAAAACACGCGAAATAGCAATCGAGCCCGTCTAAAGTATCGGCATCTGATGATAAAGGCTTCATAAACGAATCATCAGTTGTCAATAATTCATTTTGCAGAACCTTAGTAAATTTCTTTATTGTTTTGCTTTTGCCACGCAATGCTTTTAGCTGTGATTTCACCATGTTAAATACAATTTTCGCTTGGTCCCTCTTATTGGCTGTCGCATATATCTGTCTTGCCTGATACGGATTGCGTTCATAGATTAAGCAATATAAACTCATTCCGGATACGATTAAAGACTTGCCTTGCTTTCTCGCCAATGATAGATAAGCTTTTCTAAACCTTCTTGTATCGTTATCTTTTCTACGCCAACCCCACAACATTCCTAAAATAAATTTTTGGAAAAGCGCTAGATTGTTTGGTTTGCCACTCTTCGGGTCAGGTAGCATGGAAATAAACTTAACAATGTTTTTAGCGTATTTTGGATCGTAGTAAAATGGATAGTCATCTTTCTTGGATTTCTCAATATCCGCATTGTGTCGCTTAATTGCCTGATGGATTTTTTCGCCGACTTGAATTTTATCTGATTCCACTGCGTTGATATATTCATTGACATAATCAATTGTTTTCCGCGTTTTGCTCACCACCCTTCAAGTATGGCTCTCCTCCATACTTCTTAGTTTCGTTCAAATATCTAAAAATATGCCCGTCAAACCGTTTACCTTTACTGTCGCTTCTCATTTTCTTTCCATCGATTTTCTCCCCTGTAGACAACGCATTGACATACCAACGCGATACGTTTGAAAATCCTAGTTTGTTCGAAGCCTCTTTCCTTGATTGATATACTGTTTCATTGCCGAGATTATCAATATGCAGAACTTTTCGTTTTTGCTTTTCAGATTGTTTTATTTTCCCTGATTCAGGCATTTTCCTTCCAGTCATATACTTGCTTCTCTTTTTACGAGCTTCAGGATGTTCGTTGTAATATTTTCTTATATAGTCACCGTGTTTTTCTAAATTTTTAGGATCAGAAAAATATTCTTTAGCTATATTTTTCAAACGTTTCTTTTCATCTTCTGAAACAGTTTTCCCTTTTCGAGACAAACTCATCTTTTCTTTAATTTCAGGGTGTTCCTGATAATATATTTTTTTTGCATTGGATATTTTTTTGATTGTTTCGGGATTTTCTTTATAAAAGTTTTTAACCCTTATAGACGCCACGCGTCTTTGCTCTTCAGACCACAAATTACCTTTATTTGGATTTACATAATCTTCACTAGCGCACCTAATTCTCGCTATTTCTTTTAATTTTAGCTTAGTATCTATACTGTGTTCAAAATGCAAAGAGCCTCCGCCGCCAGTCGACTCGTTGTACCCGCGAGTGAAAGATTCCATTTTCTCTATCCAATATATTTCGGCCTCATCAAGATTCTCGTTTTCAACCTCTTCTAAAATAATATGGTCAAAACTTTCCCAACCGTATTTTAAGATTGCTCTTCCAAATGAATATTGATGTAGCTTAAGCTTTTTATCGCGTTCAAAATATAAATATCCATTCCCGTTCATCCATCTTCTTTTAGGATTAGAATAAATGGTCTTTCCAACGTATCTTCCGTTGGTGCTTGATTGTTGCAAAAAATCATCCTTTAGTTGGTGCATATAAATGACTCCCATAGTTAAACTCTCCTTCTTTGTTTAACTATATTATATCGCATATTCATCGAATATACTATATACTCACTTCGTTCATCATTTCAGCAAAAGGGTCGTCAGGCTCTTTCTCCAATTCCTGCGGATTAACGATCTTGAGTCTCGAATTAATCGTCAGCCCTAAATCATTAGTGGCTGTTTTTAGTTCTTTCGAGAATGAATTGACAGTATCGATTAAAGGATTTTTACGACCATCGATCAAAAAGCCTTGTTCGTCTAACTCTTTGCTTGCTTTGTCGTACAGATACGAGTAGTTGCAGTAGCGAATCATTGTTTGTTGGTCTAGTTCTGAAATAGGCAAGTCCTGAATGTAGTGAGAGATTCTATCCCACTCTTTTTGTGCTTCTTTCAAAAGCCCGACCGGATAATTTGAAAAGTCCAGTCTTGGATAGTTGTATAGCTTTTCTTCTTCGGCTTTCTTGATCGCTATTTCTTCTTTTGTGTAATTCTTTTTGCTTGCGTTAAGCAATTTCTTCGGCCTACCTTTGCTCATTTCATCACTCCTATCTATTTTACAAATTTTCTAAAGGGAATTTTTTTTCGAGAAGGGAGGGCATCGATTTTCTTCGTTCTAGCGACATAGGGGGGCTTATTTTTTTATCCAAACTATTATTTAGTATATTTATATACACTTTAGGTAAAACGCCTTAGAACGCAAATTAGAGCCTTTTAAGGCTATATGCCTTTTTATGCTCTTTGTTGTGGCACGACTGGCAAATACTTTCTAACGTATCGTAGTCTAACCTTTTATCCCAATCTTCTTTTACTTCCGTTTTGTGATGGACTATCGTAGCACTGGTTATTTTCCCATTTCTCAAACACTCCTCACATAGTGGTTGGTCTGCCAGCTTGCTACGTCTTAGCTTCTTCCATTGGCTTGAAGCATAGAAGCGAGCATATTTCATGTTCTCTTTGTTGTGTCTTACTTCTCTATTGTATGTTTTATCTGCATTGCCTTTGTGTTTCTCGCAATATCTTTCGGGCAAGTCTACATACTCACGACACCAAGCGACCGAGCATTTCCTTTTAGGCATTCTCGTGTACCCAACCAAGGAACCTTGTCCAGCCTTCCATCTGCTCTACCTTGCTGTATGTATCTGCGTAGGTATTCGTATGACTGCTTTCTGTCTTTAGCACGTGAAGGACAATTTCTTCTTTTGTGTAGCTGTCAGGAAGTTTATTCTTAGAATGCATGTAGCAACGTTTCAAATGTTCGAGGTAACTCATCTATCTATCCACCTCTCTATGTTGTATTGGATATACTCGTCTTTCCAATAGCCATGACCGCAATATATCAGCTTGCATTTATCCACTTCGTTTGGTGTAGCTTCTCTTAGCATTTCGACAATAGAGTACTTCCCTTTGATTTGTACAGAACGCACAACACGCACTGAACAATCATCAATGGTTCGAGGATATTCATTAGTTAGTGATACATACCAGTAGTTCCTCATTTATCTTTTCTCCTTTAGACAAAATAAAAAAAGGCCACTCAATGAGTGATCTTATATGTAGCGGTAGACAGCAACGGTTGATAGATAAACGGAAGAACTAGAAGGAGTTTTCACACTTCCTTTTCATTTGTTTTTTTGTTCGTTGCTGCCTACAATATTTAGTTTGGAGGTGTCGTTTCTAGGTTTCCCTAATCTTTCGACACTATCATAATATCACGTTAAACCGATCAAAAACCCTACACTATCCCTACAAAAACCCTACAAAATTAACGATACTGAACTAACACGCCTTTTTTGTATGCTTCAGCAAATTCGATCAATGCGATGGATTTCAGCTTCTCTACATTCTTCTCTCCGTATCCTCGTATCAATTGACCTATTTCATAATTAGAGTGCTTATTGACGTCACAGAAGCTGTAGTAGAGTATCTGACGGCTAATCAGACTAAGAGCCATCAAAGCCGCTAAAATCGCGTCTCTCTCCGCTTCTATATCCATCAACTGAATGATCGCGTCTTCTGTCTTATTGCCGTGCTTCGGTGCCTTCGGCATATCCGTAATAATCGGCGACTTAATATCTATCAAAGAGTGACCTGCCATCCGCTCCAAACGCCGAAAGTTCTTCAGCACATCTCTCGCATTACATCTTGTCTGTTTGAAATCTACCTCTCGTAACAATTGCATCAAGTCAAACCGCTCCTTTTATGTGATATAATAAACTTGTCTGTTTTATTATGTTAGTCGGAGCGATCCGGCTTTTTTATTTGCCGAGTTACACTTCTCGACTTACATAGCTCACAACAGCTGCATAGTAATTTGCATAACCTCTCTTAGAAGTTGCTAAAGATATATGCTGAATCTCATTGTTTTTCGCAAAATCGTTTAATTCTTTTTCTAATTTATAGCGAGTGTCCTCTTCAAAGATTTTAAATTTCATTGTTTATAACCTCCATATCCACCAATCTCGCCACTGCTAAATTCTCTTTGCTTTTCGCTAACCGCTTGTCACATTCCATCGTGTTTTCAATACGAATGATTGCTGAGTGATTATAGACGTGTTCTACATATCCACGAAATGGATAGATGAATCCTTCTGCTTCGCAGCGAACCATGTCACCGACTTTGAATTTTGGTTTCTTACGTGTTTTAGGGTTCTTTGTCGGCATGTCTAGCATTAAACCGCCGATACCATGACTACTAGCGTAAAATCCGTCTTTTAGTTTCATCTCATTTCCTCCCATTTACGATCATCATTTAATATCGAAATCCCAAACTTACGAATAGTATCACTCGCATCAGCAACACACTGACTCAAAACTTTATATGCTTCTTCTGCAGAAATACCGTATTCTTTTTCAAACTTTGCCTTTAGTACATTCAGTTCCTGTTTTCTTAGTTTTGTTATTCTGCGGTGCCTGTTGTTCATTGTCAATCAACTCCCTAATCTGAAAGTGTTGTCTATACTTGATCGAAATTCTTTTAAGTGGTTCTCTACCGCAGAATCAGTCACGTTAAAACGATCAATTAATACTGGAGCTGCCATATCTTTCAAATAACTCTGTCTGATGACTAATTCAGTACCATCAGGAAGTTTTTTATTAACCTCCCGACCGTTAATAATTGACTGGACGTCTGCTTCGCTTAGTGGTATTTCGTATTTCATTCCGCTTCCTCCATGTATTCGTCTAGTATCTCTCTATACTTTTCTACAAACTTGAAACGATCTTGATGAAGTTTCTTGCTCCAATTTGTTTGCCGATCCAGCTCACGCATCTGCTCAAAGCCTTTTTGAATCTCTTTGTAATAAAATTCGATGTTTGCAGTGGCTTTCCAATGCCTCGATGTTCGAACTCCTGATCCTGTTTCAGCCATTTCCAATTTGACTATTTCAGCTCGTTCTTTTGATTTTTTGTCTTTCTGAATCTTCATCATGATTTTCTTGAGGATGATGTCACTGTATTGTGTAATGAGATCCATTATTTCTCCTCCACAATCTCACATGCCTGTTCAAACTGTCTAGTGATGTTTTCTAACGCTTTTTTGTACTCGATAATACTTTTTATCGTTCTTTCTTCACTTAACACGTAATCGCGTTGTATCGCCTTTAAACACGATGAGACCGTTTGAAAGTATCCGATATCTGCTCGTGATTCTTCTTTTGCTTCGGTGTAGCGGATGTTTCCTTCCTCATCTCGTCTTACCTTCGATAAGACAATATTTCTAGAATCACTGGTAATTCGATAATCTTCGATTTTCATATCTAGCATTTTTTCTCCTCCACATACCTAAACTGTCGTCCTTTTGAATCAATCCATAAGCTCCTAGCTCTATCCCAAATAATGTTTTTGCTCAGTCCAGTAATTTCAGATAACTGTTCAGCAGTACCTGTTACTAGAATTCGATCACCATGCCAGATTGCAATTTTTCTCGGCGTTTTCCGTTTAGGCTTTTCAGTCCACATTGATTTACCGAGCTTTTGGACTTCTGCAACTATTTCTTTGTCTTCTTGCCAATTCTCAGAGTGTGTCAGTTCGATGATTCGTTTCATTGCTACTTTCTTATCCACGCTCATTCCTCCAATCGATGGATTTCCCTTCTTAAGTTCTCTATGTGCAAATCGATTGCCTTTCTAGCCGTTTCATTGACCATCACTGCCTTTGTTCGCTCCAGATCGTCAATTTCACGTTGAATGCTTCGAATACGCATTTGAATCACTTCTTCTGTTGTCATGATGATTCCTCCACAATTTTTAATGCTTCTTCCACTGATCGTGCAACACCATATAGGACTGGTTGACCGTTTAAAAATTCAGCAAACCTTTTTTGGTCTTCACGCAACTTACCGCGTTCATTTTTTACTTCTATATAAATTGCTTTGCCATCAGAATTACGATGCCCACATAGATCGGGAAAACCTTTTGGCATTCCATAAAACTGTCGTCCCTCGATCGTGGTTACTTGACCAGCATTTGAACGAAATATCGTACAGCCGTTTTTTGCTAATGCAATTCTGATTTCATCTTGAATTTGATGTTCTGATTTCAATGTTTGATCCTCATTTGATAATAAATGCCACCGTTCGATTTTTTCTTAGTAGCAAATTTAGAAATGATCCGACCGAATTTAGTTTGACTGATAGGCTCTCCATTGGTTGATTGTAAATAGAATTTATATGCTTCTGTGGCATTTAGCCATTCGTTTGAAATCTCAAACAAAGAATCGAAAAAATCAAAATCACTTTTCTCATCACAACTTATTTTGGACCCAGCCTTGAATATTGCCAATGCTTCTTCAAAATCGAATCCTTCAGCTTGTATCGATTTAACTGTTTTAGCTATTGAAATATAAATTTCGTTCATCATAAACCTTCCTATCTGTGTTTCAAGATAACCCTACATCTCGAACTATCATTGTCATATCAACGCTTCTAGCTATTTGCGGTGTATACGATGTAGGGTAAGACCTCAAAACCTATTCTTTTTTATATAATTTACTTTTTATTTTTTACTTTAATACTTTATTATTTTTTTCTAACTATACATCAAAGAAGAAAAAATATACTATAAGTATTGATATATAAGGGTTTATAAGCGATGTAGGGTTGACTTCTAACTTTACATCCTACCCTACATCTTTACTTAAAAAGCTCTCTCACGTTGTCATATTTTCTTGGTTTTAAAGAAATGCCATCATATACTACGCCAATTTTCATTCGTTTCTTTGTATATTTCTTTGAAATCTCTCTGCCAAACTTCGTGTTAGTGAAAGTATGCTCGCCATTATCTGATGCCCATTCACGATAAACTTTGTATAATTCTCCGCCTGATATTTTTAGTCCTGGACCTGTTTCGCAACACGTTTCAATAAATGTACCTATTTGATCCATTTCGCTACGATAATCCTGACTCGCTGCAACAACCGACTTTGGTTTCTCCAAGCCCTCTCTCTGCCACATTAAGCAACCATCGATGGCCCATTTAAGGATTCCTTGCAACTCCGTCTGCAATTTAAATTTCAGATTTTTATCCTTTTTGTGATCCGGGATTTGGACAGTGAATGGAATTAAATTTAACCGTCGCCAGATGCCATCATCGGTCCCACGGATGATGGGCTTGTGGTTCGTTGCCAGCCACAACTTGAATTCTGGTTCAAATTCGAATTCCTTACCATAAAGGTGCCGAGCCGTGACTTTATCACCACCAGTCAATTGTTTAACCAGACCTTCGTCCAGTCGGACGCCTTCATTCGGTTCTGACGAAGTGACCAACCGCGCACCTTTCAACCGTGCAATATCGCTGTTAGCGGACGACTGGCTTTGCTTGACCATGATCGTCTGCGCCTGCATAGTCATCGCATAGTTTCCCATCAATTCAGAAATAATTTCCAAAAATACCGACTTCCCATTTGACCCATGACCGTAGAGGATGAACATACATTGCTCTCTGGTAGATCCGGTCAGGGAATATCCGACACATTTCTGGATATATCTGATTAATTCTTGATCATTGTCAAAAATCTGATTGATAAATTCTTCCCACATTGGACAATCAACCGATTCGGTATACTCGATGTTTGAAACACGTGTAAACATTTTGTCTATCTCATGCTCATGTAGAAGACCGTCATGCAAAGACAGATAGCCGCTTTGTGTGTTGAACAGCGTTTTATCTTTGTCGAACTCTTCCGGCAATACGGATAGTCGATGTTTCAATTCGTCCATCATAGCGTTTTTTCCGGCATTGCTGCGAGAACGCTTGACGTGTTTTTCTTTCGCTTTCATCAAAGCTTCTTTGGTTTCATCGTCTGCGCCTTCAGGGATCGTTAACGGTTCTTTTCCCATGATGTCTACTGTCGTATCGATCATTTTCCGAACTTCGCCGGTATTGTCCTGTAGCCAAACTTTCCCATCGTAGTAATACCAAGATTTATCAATGTACGAATATTTGACTAACGTTCCGTAGATATCAGTAAACCGATCCGCGTTGCCGGTGTCGTCGTACGAATAGTATTTTTCCTCTTTTGGCTGTTCCTGGTCTTTGATAAAAATCTTAAAATCAGATTTCCGTTTGGGGTTGTAGACGGAATTTGTATCAGCGATTGCCTTATTTAGTAGAGATTCTCCGTAAGTTGCCGATCCCCTTTTTTGGTCATATTTGCTACGGATCATTGCAGACGCTCTGAAAATCTCATCCATTTTTTCAAAGTCTCTACCGGTCCAAAAAGCCAAGTCATTGGCAAATGCCATATCAGCTTCGGATTGAGAGCTATAGAACGCTTCCCATCCACCGTTCATAAAGACTTTGAATCTTGCCCCTTGGGAAGACGATTCAGCACGTTTGATAATTTCTTCAACCGGTAAATCAACGGTATTCATCAGCGGATTTTCTTCTTTGAATTGGATGGTTTTTTTATCTCCAACGTAGCGATCATATAGGCGTTTGATATCCTTTGGATTCGGCTCAGTTATTTCTAAATATTTTGATGCTGCATTGCCTGTCATAACGAAAAACCGTCCATCTTGATACATCTCAACATCACCTTTGCGACGCCTTCCGCCGGGCAGCTCTCCTCTAGCGATAATGTGGATGCCAGTACCTGACTGTGAATATTCAGCGTAGGACTTCATGCTTTCTATGAATTCATAAATGATATTTTCTTCCACATCTCCTGTTTTATATCGCTCAACTTCACCTTCTGCGTTATCAATATCAATTCCAAAATATGGCGGTTTGAAGAAAAAACCTAATCCGCTCATATTGAAAGTGTTAACGGCAGCGAGAGCGGTCTGAAAATCAGACCATGTGCTCTCATCGTTAGATTTAGCTTTGTATCCATTGTTTGCATTATAAGGAATCTTTGTGTATTTGTTCCGCTTTTCATCCCAAACTAGCTTGTAAACACACCACTGTTTGAGATTTTTAAGCTCTGTTGGGATTTTTTCGTACATTTTTACACCTCAATTAAAATGGAAGATTGTCATTTCTAACCGTTGTCGCTCTTGAACGTTCCGGCCCAAATGATGGTTCATCTCCGTTTTTAAATTTATGATTCATAACACCTTTGACTTGCGTTTGTTCCCAACGTTTAACATTGGTGTTTCTGTATCCATTTGATTCTTCATTTTTAACTGTTACACGAACTGGTTTTAAAACAAAGTCCGCCAGCAATTCATCGAACCCGTTATATGATTTTCCGTCTTCCAACTGTAGCGCTTGTGCAATTGCCATGATCATACCTTCGTTATATTTGCCGGTAGCTTTGGCTTTCCAGATTTTTGCGAAAATGTGTTTATTTTGGAACGGTTGATCCACATCGTTACGAACGATCAAATCGATATCAATAAATTCTGCGCCTGATGGAGTTGCGTTTTCTACAGCTTTGTTTACGACCACTTCGTACGTACCGTCTTTGATTTCGTTCCCTTGTTGCGCTTTTGAAAAATCTAAGTTAAATGCTGTCATTTTGTAGTTCCTCCTAGTATTTGTATGTTTTATAAACCACTGTCAGTAATTCGTTGAAATCACGTTCTATTTCACCTTCGTAACCTGATTCGTGGTTGTTGGTACTTTCTTTTAAAATTTTCACAATTTCTACCCGTTTTTTTTCACCGTCGTACCATTCAGAACCATCTTGTAGATCAGTAAGTAATTCTTCCAATTGACTAGTAGTCGGTTTAGAATACTGATTACCTGGGCTTATCCATTGAAATTCAGCGCTATGCAGTTTGTATTTAGGTTTATACGTTGCTTTGTTGACGATTTCACCATGTACAATTTGAGTTGTAATTTCTTCGATGTAGTAACCGTCAGGTATATTTTTTAATAGTTGGTTTATCTCTTTCAAATCAACCACCCCTTCCTCTTAGCAGCCATATAAGCCCACCCAGGTTTGAACCCTTTAGCTCTTGCTATGGCATACAAATCTTCTATACTTTCTGCTTCGTCTTCCGTCATGTTGTAATACTTATTGTTCTCAAAATTCAAAGTAATTTTCGTTTCTCCGACTTTCATCAACTCTGCTGTTTCATCAACTTCAATCTCGCTTTTTCGTTCTTCAATTGGCTGCAACTCTCCGCAATATGGGCAAATGTTTTCACCTTTTGGTCGTTCGTAAGCCCCAAAGCAAAACGCGCATTGCACTACAGATAAATCACTATCCGTATTAGATTTCTTTTTGCTATCCAGCGACCATTCACGATCCATATCAGGCAATCCAAAACGGTTCACATTACCCACATGGTCAATGATGATTGACGTTTTATCTGGTCGGTAACGCATCCCCCTCATCGATTGCTGAATGTACAATGATAACGATTGAGTAGGTCTCAACATAATTACAGTCGAACAATCAGGAACATCAAACCCTTCTCCGATCAAATCAACATTGCATAGGATTTTAATTTCATGATTTCTGAACGCTTCGATAATATCTGCACGTTCATCTTTTGGAGTTTTTGCATCGATATGTGTTGCTTTATAACCCGCTTGGTTAAATATATTAGCGGTGTGTTTACTCGCCTCTATACTGTGACAATAGGCAATTGCCTGTTCGTTATCAGCAAGCGTTTGGTAATGTTTCAACACGTCGCCATAAATAGTATTCTTGACCGCTTTATCCATTGATTTCTTTGTAAAATCTCCAGTCGAAGCTTTCTTCAATTCGGCCGTATCGATCAATTTAGGTGCGTAATATTCATAAGGAGCTAATCGATGATTCTCAATCAACCATTTAGCTGATACGCCTTCGATCAATAAATCATTAACATCTCCCAATCCGCTCCCGTTCAATCGGATAGGTGTTGCGGTAAATCCAAGTCTTGGCACATCAGAATAATATTCATATATTTTTCTATACGATGCTGCTAAGCCATGATGATTCTCATCGGTAATAATCAACTGTGGTTTTTTAATCGTTTCAAGATGTCTTACAACTGTTTGGACCATTCCAAAATTTACAAGCTGATTATCTACGCCCATCTTTTGAAACGTATCTTTGATCTGATCAATCAATTCACGACGATGGACCAAGAACAACACTCTGTTGCCTTTTCGTGTGGTTCGTTTAGCGATCTCTGCAACCATGACTGATTTTCCGGAACCGCACGGTGATACGATACATGGTGCCTTGTAACCATCAACATAGGCTTGTCTTGCACGATCGACTAAATCATTCTGGTAGTCGTACAGTTCCATCTAAAATCAGCTCACTTTGCTTACAGCCAGATCTATTATCCAATTGATTTTTGGCATAGGTTGAATCTGTGGCTTTTAAAATAAATCCGCGTTCATCGTCTTCCTTTACCATCAATCGACCAACAACGTCACATAATCCCAAAATATTGTTTCGAATCTTTCGATTGATCTGCGGCAAAGCGATGTTGTAAGAAGATCCATCCGAATCCGTCCACAAATCGATTTCTTCCCATGCGGTCCAGATAAGGTTGCTGTCTAAATTTTTCATATAGCGTAGGCTGTTCACCATTCTAAATTGCATATATTGATAATCGCCTTGCGAAGGAACGCCGTTGTTTTTTCCTTCTGCGCCTAAACTGGACAGAATACACCGTTCCAATTCGCTGACATTATCGACAACCACGTTGTCATAAACACCTACATAATTGGTAGTTAAATCAGCCAACGTGTTGCCCCAGTCGTTCCAGGTATCTTCGTTGTCGATATATACGATATCGACATTTTTCTCACCTCTAAGGACTTTTGAAGTCCGATCAATATCAAGGATCAGCGTTTTCCCTGGAAAATATTTAGCCGTTGAAGTTTTACCTTTTCCTGGAGCACCGTAGATCAAATATGTTCCCTTGGTTTGTTCGATATCCGTTGCCTTCTTAATCTGCATCAAAATTCTCCTTTCTATTGGTTAAAAAAGTTTTTCGATTGTCGGTATGCTGCATTGTCGATCCACTATCTCCTCCTGTGTGCGAGTGTTGTTGGATAGCTGTGATTCAAGTTCTGACAGTGGATGGATAGTTCCTGTTTTAGTGTGTAGGTCATAGGCTATTTACCCAAATACACTTCTGACATGCCGAGTAAATCAGCAACGTTATATAGTAGTTCTCGAACCATTTCTTGGACATCTTCTGTTGTTGCTGGCTTACCATCAACTTTTATTCCCTTTGATTCTGTAATTTCGATAGCAGCTTTCAAAGCGTCTTTTACGTTTTCGTGTTCCATTATTTCTCCTCCTTCATCATCTTATCCTCAAACCTTTTGTTTGGACGAGTTCAGCACCGGGAATATCTCCGTGCTTCAGTTCCTCCTTCAATTGCTTTTTATCCAATTTGGGAGGCACAGGAGTAAAGAATCCTTTTGGAATTAAGTTCTCATTGATTACATTGACCGATACTGGATTATTTTGAATTCCAATGTTGAATAATTCGCCTTTAATCTTCGTTTTACCGGTCTTTTCCATTTCCTCTTGTAAATAGTGTTTGATGCTCTTAGCATTGTTCAAAAGCGATGTCTTACGTTCCTGTAGACGTTTAATTTCACTATCGATTAACTCAGCTTTCCCTTCTACTTCTTTAACTATTTTTGCTAAGTTTTCTGCCTTATACTCGATCGCTTCATTAATCGAATCGAGAGTATCGCGAAGAATTTCTTCATCCAATTGTTCTGCCAGTTCCAGGACTTTGATATATGACTCGCTGAGTTGGTAAAGAGTTGCCATTCTTTTGCGCCTCCTTTAATAATTTTGCAATTTGTTCAAAAGCTAGGATTGCCTCATCTAAATCCAATTCCACAGAATCATCAATTTGTTCGAAAGCAAGGTTTGTTTCTTCAATATCACTTGCTTGATAGATACCAATTTTTCCATTGTCATAAAGATCAAATACTAAAATTCCTGACGCATCTATATTGCGCAGTTTGTATTCGTCTTTTAAAAAGATGCGGTCTAGTGTATCCGTTGCAATTAGCATTTACGGTTCATTCCTTTCTGTGGTAAAATATAAAAAAGATAGTTATTTCCCTGACACGATCATGCTCGCCGGCGTTCGTGTCTTTTTTTAGTTTGATATTCAGCTTCATCTAACCCTGCGAACATCCAAACGAGGTAGACAATTACCCCGATCAAAGCTTGTTTGCTTCCCCAGACACTCAGCAGATAAATAATGATTGGTGCACTGAATACGATTGTTGTATTTAGTTTGTCCATAAATTTCCCTTCTTTGCTGTCATTATTTCCGAACACTTACCCGATATTTTATTGTGCTAGAACCCATGCTCTACATTTTTCTTTGTCGTAAAATTTTTGATCGCCTATACGCCCGAATGGAAGTCCTTTATCTTCCCACTTACGAATAGTTGCAGTTGATACTCCGAAGTATTTCGCTATCTCTATTTGCTTTAATACACGTTTATCAACTGAGGCATCTCTTCTTGCTTTTGCAATTTCATCAGTTATGATTTCATGAATGTAGCTACGAAGTGCTGCCTCATTTTCAGGCGTTAAGATTACTTCCATAATCCTGAACCTCCTATCGAATTCTGTAATCACGGATGATTTCTAAGATAGTTTTATTAGCTTTTGGTCCACTCCAATGGCCATCAATAATTTGTTGCATTCGAACACGCGTATATCCATATGCAGTAGCTAAATCTTCCATGGTTACTCCGTTTTCTCGCATAAAATTTTTAATTGCAGCGCGGCCATTATCTAGATTTGACATCCACTCACTCCCTTATATATAAATTCGCAAGTTAAAATGATAGAAAAAAGTATAAAATTATTGACTAACAGTATACAATTGTATACTATATAAACATAGTTAAATAAGCCTACAACAAACCCTTTATTATGCAATCGGTCGCCAAACTTAATGCTATAAGGTGTGTTTTTAGTTTGCTTTTTTCTATCAAATTAACTTACAAACAAATAATAATACAAACTTATACTTATGTCAACAGTATATTTTACATTTTGTATACTTTTATTTGTTTAGGATTGGAGAACATTATTATGACACTGTTTGAAAGGATAAAATCATTAGCTAACCAAAGAGATAAAAGCATGAAAGAAGTCGCTTTAGAATTAGGATTTAGCGAAAATCTTTTCTATCGATGGAAAACAACAGAACCTAAAGCAAGAGATTTACAAAAGGTAGCTGACTATTTCGATGTCTCTGTAGACTACCTTCTAGGTAGAGAAGAAAGAGAAACGCCTAAATTTGTGGATTTATCAGAAGACGATACTGTTTTTTCTTTTGATGGAAAAGAAATATCTAAGGAGACAATGCGTAAAGCGATTGCAATTGCTAAAGCTTTAGAAGAAAATGAATAGTTGGAGTGATGGGTTGTATGTATTTAAAGTTGAAAGAAATGCTGAGTGAGTATAATTTAAAGTTAATCTATATGGAAATGGAAGAACCAGGTTTTTATTATCCAAAACCAAGAATAGTATTTTTGAATGAAAAACTACACGAAGACAGTTCTGAAGCTTTTCATTTAGCCCACGAGCTCGGTCATTTCATTGCTTCACATTTTGAATATTCAGCATTGTACGATAACTCTACAACTTTTCATTCAAAATTCGAAACTGAAGCTGATAGAATCGCTATTATGATTCTACTTAATATCTTTATTGAGAATGAATTAACAGATGAATCTCAGTTCAAATTGGAAAATTTTATGGAATTCTATGCTATCAATAATAAGTTAAGAACAGAATGTTTTAATGTTTGCCAGTCTTATTTCAAGAAAAAATACTCTTATGCACAGTAAAAAAAGCCCGTGCTGCAACACGGACTCATACCTCATTTCTGAGATCACAAATATATTATAACAAGAAATGAGGAATATTTAAATGGCAAAAAAAGTTATGGGTCAAGATGGGAAAATGTATAAGGTTAAAAAACCGTTTTATAAACGGGTATGGTTTTGGGTATTAATAGTACTTTTGTTTTTTGGTATTGGTGGTGCTCTAAGTGGCGGTGAAAACAAAGATTCAGCTACTGCAACATCAACAAGTACTAATAAAGAAACTACAAAAGAAACTACAAAAGAAACTACAACAAAAGAAGAAAAGACTTATAAAATCGGTGATGACGTTGCTGTAGGGAAAATGGAATACAAAGTAAACTCCGTTGAAGTAGTAAAACAAGTTGGCCCATCTGTACTTCCTACTAACGCAAAAGACACTTTCTTAGTAGTTGACTTATCTGTAAAAAATGCAGGTGATAAGGCTGTGACTGTTGATAGCTCATTCTTCAAATTAAAAGCAGATGGAAAAACTTTCGAAGCTGATTCGGCTGCATCTATGTCGGCAAATCAAGATGAAAATGGTAATATCACTAACTCTTTCTTTATGGAAAGCTTAAATCCTGATATGCAACAAACTGGTAAAATAGTTTTTGATATCTCTGAAGCCCAAGCAAATGCACAAAATAATGTATTGCAAGCACAAACAGGTTACTTTGGAACAGAGACAGTTTCAATTGCTCTTCATAACTAATTAGTATAAAAAAAACACACCCACCGTCCAAAGCAAGCGTGTTCTAAGAAAAAACAAACCTATACTATAGGCTTCTTTATAGTTCCTATTGTATCAGAGAAAGAGAGGGAATGCATCCATGATTTTCGCTTCACGTGAAACCCGTACTGTAAAAACTGGCGAGAAAAGAAATGATGGCAAAAAAGGACCTACTCCACCACCAGCTCGTCCTCAACCTCGCCCATAGGAACAATGTAAAGTTTTACTCGTTTTTCATAATCGACAAGAATATTTATATCGTATTTCTGAAATAATTTTTCAACATCTTCAATCGTCTTTGTAAGCTCTGGCTCTTTAGGTGCATACAATAACAGTTCATTGTATTCATCTATATCATATTGATAGACATTTAGATAACCAGAAGCTATATACTTACCATCAAAATCAAAGAGATAAATATATTTTAATGTTTTTCCATCTAGGGCCTCATCTCGAATTGGTTTTCTAGTAAACGGCAGTTTATTATTTTTTGTACGAAGTTTATTGAACCATTCGAAAAAGGAACTAAGCACTTTAGGGAAAATATATACTCCTAGAACTAAGATTAAGACAAGGCTTATAACTGCCGTAACAGTCGTTAACCAAGCAAAATCTAAGTGTGGTAGGATATTCTTCAAAATTTGTTGCATTATCCAATAGATTGACCAATTTAGAATAGATAAAAACGACACGATGGCTGTCTTTTCTTCTTTTTTTGCATTTGACAAAACTAACAAATCATTACTTTTCAAAAGGAAATACGTAAAATATCCTGTGATAACAGATTGAAACAGTGCAGTTAAAATATTGAAGTTGTTAAAAAGCATATGTTCACCTCTAGTTGGCTGGAGTTTTGTCAATTAATTATAACATAATATCATCTACTGTACGAATACACATTCCAAAACGAGCATGTCATTTAAGGAGGTGATGCCAGCTATTTTAGTCCGAACACTTACCCGAGCGAAAGGACGAAAAAAATGGCAACATTCGAACAATACAAAAAGAAAAACGGTGAAAAATTGTGGAAGTTTCAAACTTATTTGGGAGTAGATCCCTTGACTGGCAAACAAGTGAGAACTACACGAAGAGGTTTTAAAACAAAAAAAGAAGCTCAATTAGCGCTGACCAAATTACAATTGGAATACGAAAGTAATGGTCTAAATAAGTCTAAAGAGTTAACTTTTCAAGAAGTATACGATCTATGGATTGTAAATTATGAGCAGACAGTAAAAGAAAGTTCTTTCGTTAAAACAAAAGAACAGTTTGCGAATCATATATTACCAGCATTTGGTGCTCTTAAAATCAACAAAATATCGATTGATATAGCTCAAAAGTTCGCTAATGAAAAGGTAAAAAGATTTGTGTTGTATAGAGAATTCATCAATAATGCTTCGCGTATATGTGATTATGCTATTAAATTAGGATATCTACAAGATAATCCTTTTAAAAAAATCACAGTTCCAAAAAGAAAGGTCTCTGTTCATGAAGAAAATACTTTAAACTTTTTTAATAAAGAAGAACTAGAAATCTTTTTGAAATCAGTAGAAAAGAAAAAAGATATTCGTATGTATTCTTTTTTTCGGACACTAGCCTTCACAGGGATGCGCGTAGGCGAGCTCTTAGCTCTCACATGGAAAGACATTGATTTTAACGATGATTATATCAAGATAAATAAAACTCTCGCCAGAGGAAAAAATAGACGCCTTTATGTAGAGCAACCTAAAACCAAAAATTCTAAGCGAGATATACCAGTCGATGATGAAACTATGAACATCTTGAAGAAATGGCGATTAGAACAAAGAAAATGGTTGTTAACATTGGGAATTAATACGTTAAGCAAAAATCAACTGGTATTTTCTAACCAGAAAAACGAATATCTCCAATTATCTAAGCCTCGTAAATGGTTAGAAGTGATTATCAAACAAAATAATCTTAAACGTATTACTATTCATGGTCTTAGACATACACATGCTAGTTTACTTTTAGAAGCTGGTGCAAATATTAAGGACGTACAAGAACGTTTAGGCCACTCGTCTATTCAAATCACTATGGATTTATATATCCACATTACAGACAAACGAAAAGAAAAAACAGCAGCGCAATTCGCAAAATATATCGGTATTTAA